GTCGGGACGGATCCACGGATTGCTGGATCTTTGCCAGACGTTCAGCCGGTACATCTTGAAGTCGGCCAGGCCGGCGATCGTCGGCTTGCTGGTCTCGTAGTCGGCCAAGTACTCGTCGACGTCGATCGTGTGGCCCCAGGCCGGGTTGGCGAGTTTTCCCCACTTCACCGGATCGGCATCGAGGTCCGCATCGCTGATCGTCTGCGGGGCCTCGTAAATGGCGGCAAAGAGGGCGTGATTCTCCGCCCGGCCTTCGAGGACCTCCTTGGCGTATTCGTAGCGTTCGTGGCCGTAGCCGTCGGGATTGTTTCCCGCGGTCGTGACCTCGATCCGCAGCGGCTCGCTGCGGCTGATGCCGGTCCGCGTGATCCGCTTCATGAATTCACGGTCGACGACGTGCGTCTCGTCGACGATCACGGAGCCGTTGAGGCCTTCTTTGCTCTCTTGCGTGCGGCTGTTGCTGCTCGACAGCGGAATCATGAACGATCGGCTCGGCAGGTGCGCGATCGACATCTCGTTACGGTTGACCTTGCAAACCTCGTCGAGTTCCGGGCTTTGCTCGATCATCGCCAGAACGTGCTTGCTCATGTTCTGGCGGACCTGCGCGCCGTCCTTCGCCGCCAGAAAGACTTTCTGCCCCGGCTCGCCGTCGCCGCAGGTCAGATACAGGGCCAGGGCCGACACGGTCGGCGTCTTCTTGTTCTTCTTGGCGACGAGGATGAAGGCCTCGCGGAAGCGGCGCACTTCGCGCTTCCAGCGTTCCGAGTACTTCACCCAGCCGAACAGGCGCATGATGCATTCATATTGCCAGTCCACCGGCTCGCCGGCGGCGAAGCAGTTCATGTATTCATGGGCCCGCTCGATCGACAACTCGCGGCCGCCGTCGTCCCATTCGTCGAGGATCGCCTCCATCGGCTGCGAGTAGGCGCCGCGGAGGACCATCGGCTCGCCGGACCACTCCCCTTCGTAGAGGCGGCAGTAGCGGCCGATCCACCACGGTACCCAGCACGCCCGGTCCAGATCGAAGCGGCAGCCGGCGGCGGCTGCGCGTTCGTCCGACTCGTTGCGGATCCAGGACCTGGTGAGTTTGTCGATCGCCATTATTTGATCAGGGCCCGGGTCCTGGTGCTCACCTGGAGCGTCTTGTTCTCGGTCTCGACGTGCAGCCTGGCCCGGCTGGACGGCGTGAGGCCGAACTCCTGCTCGATCCGCAGAAGCGTTGCCGCTCGCTTGTGCATCGCGCCGACCTGGGGATATTGGGCGACGCACTTCTCGTCACCGTGCTCGTCCTTCAGGCTGTAGGTCGTGCCATGTTCCCGGACGAACTCGCAGTCCTTCCAGTACAGCACGAACTCGACGCAGTACCGTTCGAGGATGCGGCTGTCCGGCTGCCGGCCGACGCCCATCTCTTCGAGGTCCTTGACGACCTGCTTCCAGACGGACTTCTCTTCCTTGCTGAGCCGCTTCGGTGCGGTACCGAGCCGGCCCTTGGGCTTGGGCTCGTTTTGGCGTTTCCGGTCCGGAATGCTTGATCCGCGGGCCGAAAGGATCTCGGTAGGTGTTGGGACAGGTCCACGTCTCACGGGCAAAACAGCCTCATTTTCCAGGGGATGGCCGGGCCGGCGGCCGGGCCGCCAAAATCGACCCCCCCCCATATCAAAACTCTTCAAAAAATGTGCGGCGGATCAGTGCGGTTCTGCGTTTTTTTGCCTCGAAAATGCCAACCCCCCTACCCGGTCGGGTGGGTTTGGGCGGGCTCAGGACTTGGCGGTACGCATGGCACGCATCCAGTCCCGGCCGAGGCCTTCCACGCGCTGATGGCAGGCGTCGCACACGGCGAGCAGCTCGTCCTGCCCGACGATCACTGCATGACCGTCACTTACGCGTTGCAGGTGATGGCTCTTCGTGGCCACCGTCGCGCGACCCTCGGCTTCGCACAGGGCACACAAGGGATTGCATGCCTTGTGGATCTCCGCGATCTTGTTCCATTGCCGCGTGTAGCCGCGCTGGCGTGAGCTGAGGCGGAAGTCCAGCCGTTCACCCTGGCGACAGATCTGGCATCGGCCCGCAATCAACAGTCCCCGGCAACCAGGTTTTGGGCAGGGCTTGGTCAAGGAAGCTCTCCATCGCGGTGATGGTTCCTGGTTCGAGATACTTGCTCACCTTCAGGTCATGGCCCAGACCGGTCAGCACACGTCTCGCCATTTCCGAGGCAAAGACATCCTCCGACACGCAGATCACGGTGCGGGGATGCATCTCACAGTATTCAACAAATTCCTCGAAGCTCTTTGCCACGCAGGATGCCTTTACGAGTTCGGGCCCGGATCGAGCGTCAACGGTCCTTCACCCACGCGCAGATGGTCCGTCTCGTCGATCAGGTACCAGTACCAACCTTGCGGCGGGGCGGTCTGCGTATTGGTACTCGCCACGGCGACGGTACATGTCAGCCCATTGCTGCTGACCGTGATGTTGGCGTTGGTCACCGTCCAGAGGCCGGTTGTCTTGGCCAGGGCCGAAGTGACCACGAAAGTCAGGCTCTTGCCAGTCATTGACGTGGAAACCGGAATCGGCAGCTTGCCAGCCATGAATTGCTGGAGCTGAAGCGGCAAGGGCGTGATTGCGCCGATCGGGGCGATGCCAGTGATGTTATAGGTCGGTGCGGTCGGCGCATTCGCCAGGCAGCTCGCCGGGAAAGCCCCGATAAAGGCGCTGGCATTCCCCGCTCCTCCCAGCCCGGCCGCGGCCAGAAGAGCGTCACGACTGCCTGTTGCCGGCGTTTCCGGCGGTAGCGCTTCAAAAACAGCAGTCACGTCTGCCTGGATCGAGGCATCGGTCGGGCCGGCAGGCGGTGCAGCGGACAATGTTGCCGTGGTTGTCGTAGTTGATCCGAGCGGAGTGTAGCTCCCAGTGATCCCATAAAGGTTATTGAGAAGCGGCCCGACCCACGAACCTGAAGGAATCGCTACTGCCACTTGGGCCGCTGTATCTGGATACAACCCCGAGTACAAAGTCTTTGCAAGAACCAAATAGGCATCCGACGTGACCCACAACGCCATCGGATTGGTCCAGTTGTTCGACCAGACGGGGCAGCCGTTGCACAATCCCCAAACGGGATTCATCGTCATCACCGTGCCATCGGCGGCAGTACCCGTTCCTGAGATCAGGATGCCATTCGGGTACATGTTTTCCCAGCCCATGCCGAACATGTTGGCAGCCAGGGCGCCGATTTCCAATTCCTTCGGCAGCATGGAATAGCTTGCATTTACGCAGACAACCTGCATCGCTCCAGCGCCTGCCGTGTCGGCGGCCGTGTAGGTCCAGTAGATGTTACCGCTGGAGTCGCTGCTGAGGCTGCCGCCGGCATTCAGTGCCGTCGATTGATTGATCTTGAAGTCCGCCAGCACCGGCGTATGCGCGTTCGCATACATCGTGTTGCCAGCGCCGTCCACCGGCACGCCGACGCAGATTGTCCCGGTGCTATATTGATTGAGTTGCAGCATTTTCAGACTCCGAGCAGGAAACGGCGGCGGCGACTGTTGAGGGCCTTGTAATCGCGGTGCCTGCCCGGCAGCAGCAGCGGCACGCCGCCGATTTCAAGCAGGATGTTCGTACGATCGGCGAGCGGCGGAATCATCGCGGCGGGCACGGTTCCGATTCCGATCATGAGGTCGGCGATTGACCCGACGTTGTTTGCTGACGCAGTTTCCTTGCCGGCAATCGCCGTTCCGAGACTGGCCGCCGTCGCCAGCGTGGCCGCAGGCGTGCCGCTGTACGACAGGGATTGTGCCACTCCATTGATATACCCAAGCAACCGCGCGTTGCCAGACAAATTGCCGTTGAACTGCATGAAGACATGCACCCAGCCACCGCTGGCCTGTGCGATCGTTCCGTTGTTGGCCGAGCCGTTGTTGGCCTCGAAGTAGATCGTGCCGTTGCTGTACCAATCGACGAAAAAGGCGTATACATCGCCCGACGACGACCCGAATCCAGCGACAATCTGGTTGGCAGCAGATACCGGCTTGTACAGCCACGCGGAGATCCAAGCCGTGGTGGCGCCGCCGAGCCAAGTATTAATGCCCGACGAGACGTACTGGCCGACGGCTATGGCCAAGGCTGGCCTGCCGTTCGTCCTACTCCACGTCGGTCCGGAGGAATAGCCATTAAGCGCGCCTGAGTTTTTCAGCAACGAGGAATCAAAGTACTGGTTCGATCCGTAACAGCCCATCAGCCCGAATCCGCCGAACACGAGGCCACAGGCCAGCGGGCTCTCCGGATTGATCGTGCAGTAGTCGGGCCGTTGGGTGATCTGAATGCTGCGCATTACGCCAAGGGCTGGATCGCGTCCGGGAACGGGGTCAAAATAATAAAGTGGTCGGAAACGGCTGTGGTGTCCGTGTCGATCGGAGCATTCGTCGAGTTGTTTGTATTCACGAAGAATGCCACCCCGAAGAACCGCTCGCTGATATACAGATCGCCGCTGGCGAGTTCCTGTTGCTGAGTCGCGGAGCTTGCCTTGATCGCTCCGAACTGCTGGCAGTTGCCCTGGAGGGCGGCGACGTTGGCTGCGGTGCTGATCGCGGCATTGGTGCTGCCGAGTTCGCCGTCGATGTTGGTTCCATCACTGGTAATCAGGAAAACGAGCACGGAATCGCCGACGCCGGGGGCCGTGCTGCCCCATTTCGTTCTCGCTCGCCACCGATAATGAGCGGGCTGAGCGCCGACGCCCCGGTCAATGATCGCCGATTGCCAGCCGGCGCCCCGCGCCGTATTCGACGGCGTAAAGTTATAGGCGTTGATCTGCGTGCAGTTCGCGGCCAGCGTGCCGGAGCCGCTCTGGGCCAAAGTGACGACGTAGTACAGTCCAGCGCTGTAGACGATCGTGCCGACCGTATACGTACCGCTGGTCGAATAGACGGAGTACGTCTGCAGGCCGCCGTTGCCGGAGCCGATGTTGCCGAAGAAAACCGGCAGACCCGGGTTCTGATAGATTTGCTGTTGCATTATTCAAGCCCCAAGGATTGCCTGGCCAGGGTCACGTCGCCCCAAAGCACTGGGCCGTATTTCGGGATCGTTGCCGACGACATGGCCGTGATGTTGTTGCTTTGGGCCTGGGTCATGAGCGCAGTGGAAACCAGGCCGGCGAGGATCGTCTGCGAAGTCGGCAAAGTCAGGTCCACGTTGTCGAAACGCGGATCGTCGTAGTAGCTGAACCAGGCGGCCGCATAGGGGTTCGAGCCGGTGGCGGCCTGGGCGGCCATCCACCACCCATCGGTCATGCCCTGGACCTTGATTTGCCAGAGCGGCACGAGCTGCGTGGCTGCCACGGTCATGGCCGTCAGCGCGGCCGCTGCCTGTTGGTCGCTCTGCGTCATGTCGGAGACGACCGCTTCATTGATCCACGGGTAACTCATTTGAAATCACTTCCAAAACGAGGGCAGCCAGGGCTGACAGAAGATATGGAGCCAGAGCCCCGGCATCGAGAGGGCGAAAAGGCCCTTGGTGTACACGTTCCACCACGCGCAGGCGTCGCAGAACGATTCGTGGGGAATTCCAAGCAAGTCCAACGCGGCATCCCAGCCCAAGGCGAAGAGCACGTAGAAAGCTACAGTGGCCAGGATGACGCGATGGAGCATCTGAGCAACGATTGCGAGGATGGAGACGAGGAAGCGATCAGCTTGCGCTCGTGGAGCTGCTCGAAGACGAGCTTGTCACCAAGGCCATCGAAGGCGAGCTTGCCGAACTGCTCGCCGGCGAGCTTGCGGCCGCGGTGACCGCCACGGCGGCCGGGCTGGTCAGCGGCGTGGTCCAGGCGGCGATCGCGGCGTCGGCTGCCTGCTGATCGGCGGCGGTGTGCTGCTGATCGGTGAGGATGAGCTGCTGCGCGGCGGCGTCGTTGGCCTGGGCCTGGGCGAGGGCCGCGGCGGCGGCCGCCACGGCCGGGCCGGTGACGTTGGCCTGGTTGGCCGTGTCGGCGGCCTGCTTGGCCAGGTCGCTGGCGATGTCGGCCAGGGGCTGCAAAACGCTGGCGGGAACTTGCGAAACGTCGACCGTGGTGCTGCCGGTGCTGGTGGTGCCAGTACTCATGGGAAAAATCCTCTTGGCAAAGGGATGATGGTGGAGCGAGTGGAGAGAATGGACAGAGCGGCGGTGAAACATCACCGCTTCCAGAGAATCGTGGCGATGGTCAGCAGCGCGGCCCAGGCTGCGCCCATGCCGAGGCGGAGCCGCTCGCGAAAGCCGAGCAGGGAATCGACCTGCAGGTTCAGTCCCGGGCAGGTGCTGTCGCCGGCGACGCCGTTGATGGCAATGTCATGCTTGCGGATCGTGTCCTCGGCCAGGTCCAACCGGCGCTTGACGTCGCCGTGGTAGCCTTTGACGGTTTCCTGCAGATCGCGGATGGCTTGTGTTTCGTGCTCGGTCATGATCAGGTCTTTCGGGTGAGCGTGCTGGCGATGATGGCCGCTTCGGTGGCCACGTCGGCCTGCACCTTGTCGGCAATTGCCGACATGCCGCGGGCGAACTCGCGCCCGCACGTGCGGAGGTCTTCTTCCGCCTGGCCGTCGCTCTTGGCGGCAGTTTCCAGGCGGTCGATCGAGTCGGTGAGATGGGTTAGCGTGGCCACGCCGCGGACGTGAAGATCCTCGGCGATGGCGCGCAAAAAACCGTTGGGGCCGACGGTCGCACGATAGACCAGGTAACCGATCGCACCGGCGATCAGCAGGAGCAAAACAGCAAACAGCCCGCCGGGCCCGATCGTCCGGGCCAGTTCCGACCAGGCGGCCGGATCGGTGGCTTTATCGGAAATCTGGGCGAGTAGCATGGGTCGTGTTGACGGTTTCCATGGGTTCGGGTTCTGTCTGAGATTCAGTCAGCCAGGCCCGGCGTTTCTTCTTCTGCATCTTGCGGAAGGTCTTGATCACGTCCAGGGGCGGCTTTGGGCGATTGACGATCGGCTCGCCGTGGTTGGGCTGAAACGGCACCAGGCGGTGCCGGGCCGAGCGCTGGGTTTGCATCATCGCGTCTACGGGCGATTTGGCCGGATCGAGGGTCGGCTGCGCCGCGGGCAAATTGTCCTCGTCCAGGTCGACCGGCAGCGTGGGAAGCGGGGCGACTTCACCCATAAAGGATCCGTTGAAGTAAATGCGGCTGTTGTGACAGCGGAAAACTATTGGCATCGCGGGAAAAGCCTGCGCAGGCCGGACGCGGCGGTCCCGCGGAGCGTACAGGCCTGGCCAGACTGGCCGCTTCCGGAATGGAGCGGAAAGGCCGTCTTCGTGCGCGCCTCAGGCTCGCCGGCGACGTGTGCCGATTCGGGTACCGGTTTGGGTGCGGGCTGCTGCAGAAACTTGCGGACACGCTCTGCCGACTGGTAACCGATCAGCCAGTCATAGGGTTTTCCGGCGGGGCCGCTTCCATCGATGAGTACGAATTGCGGTATGGCGTTGCTTTTCGGGGAGAAGAGCTTTGCCGCCAGGTCCGCCTCGGTATCGACGTCGATAAGTTGCAAATTCAGGTCTCGCAGGTCGGGGAGTACTTCGCGCTCCAGTCGTTTGCACGGTCCGCACCATTCGGCCCCCAGGACCGCTACGCGTGCAGGTGTCAGGTGAGAGGTGTCAGGTGTCAGAGAAACGGAGGCGTTTACATGCGCTGGCTTCGTGTAAGGCTGCCCGGCGGCGACACTAACCACGATTCCCGGCGCGGGCGAGCCTGTGTCTTTGCTGGGCGTAACGTGTACCGGTTCAACGTGCTCTCGCTGGGTCGCGACGAGGACCTCGGCCGCCGGCGGATGCTTGCCGCAGCCATGGAGCATGAATAGAGCCAAAAAGAACATCAGGGCCAGGATGGCGATCGCCACCAGCGTTTCGGTCGTTTCGCGTTTCAAGGGTTCACCTTTCGAAAGGGGAAGGACAGACAAGGGATTAAACACGAAGGCGCGAAGGACACGAAGCGAATCCTAGGTAGCAGCCAATCACACCATACGGTGTCAGTTCGGAATTCGCTCAATTCCTTTGTGCCCTTCGCGCCTTCATGTTTAGAGTCAGTTTTCCGTGTAGGTCACGCTGCGCACGGCCCAGGCGTCGGCGTAGGAATCGCTGATCCAGTCCAGCGCGTACCACGCGCAGCCCTGGTCGCCGAAATCGAGTCCCCAGGATTTGGTAGCGATTTTCACCCGCCAGATGCCGCCCAAGTACTCCAGGCCGCAGCCCAGCACGCAATGGCCGCCGCGGAGCCGGCCGCGGGGCTTGGGCACGCAGAGCTTGCCGCCCACGGTTTCCAGCTCGGTGAAGTTGCCGTATACGCTGATTCCCAGGGGCGTGGGAAATCTGCACTGCACGGCCGTGGCGATCGAGACCCGGTTGGGGCAATCAAACGATTCCTCGACCTTGTAGCGGGCGGCCTCGGCTTCCCAGCCGGATCCCGCTGCGAGCGTGAAGCTCGGGCAGGTGGCCAGTTTGCAGACGCCGGTCGTATGCAGGGCCGTGAGGGCATCGCCGATATTGGCTCCGGAGTCGCGACCGCCGCAGATTTGCGCGTAGAGGTTCCAGGGGGAAAGCCCCACGTCGCCCAGTCCGGCGATCTTGCGGCCTGTCAAGACGGCGTCGGTCGCTTGAAAGCCGACACAGGCGCCATGCTTGCCCTGCAGGCCCGGATCGGGGATCAGGTCGCTGAAGTCGCACGGTTCCCATTGCGCCTGCGGCAGGATGGAAATCGCCTCCTCAAGGCAGGGACGCAGCGAGCCGACGGCCGCGGTACGGTCGAAGCAGCCGAGGGCAAACTCTTGGTCGTTGACGACGATCGTTTCCATGCGAGGTGTCAGGTTTCAGGTGTCAGGTGTCAGGTTTCAGGTGTCAGGCCGTCGGCAAAGGCGTCTTCACTGACACCTGACACCTGTTGCCTGAAACCTCGATTTAGGAGGCGAGCGGCGGGGAGTCGGTACCAATCTTAGGGCGTAACCTTACTCTCATCGGCCGCCGCTCGCCTGTACGGGGAGATCGCGGGCATGCGCGGCGATCAGTCGGCGTATTCGCGGTCGGACCTGGCGTCCGTGGTAGACGTGGAAACCGCGCTGAGCACGTTGGGCCGATGGGGCCAGTCCGCATTGCGGGGAACATCGCGCGGGGCATCGCCCTCGTCGATGCGATCCAACGAGTTGAGCACGTGCTGGCCATCCAGCAACAGGCGGCGAACCGCGCTCACGTGCCGGCCTTCGGCATGGACCACGGTGTAATTGCTGTCGGTTTTCTCGACGATGAGCAGCTCGGACATGATTTTCAAAAAGTTCCAGGGGAGAAGGGGTGCAGGCGGCGAGCGAGGAAAACTCCCGGACCGGGCCGAACGGAATTCTTCGTCAGGCTTCTTAGTGGAGTTATCCTCGCCCGCTACCCGCCGGATCCGGCGCCTAGCAGTGCGGCCAAAGCTGCGCCGGTCTGGGGCAACGGGGAGGTTTTTGGCTTGCCGGTGCCCCTTCGCAGAACGAGCACCGGCAATTGCTTGTTTTGAGCCGCCTCTATCGCGAACATTACTTCGGCCACGTCAGGACCTGTTTCGGCCTGGTCGATGACATGCCATGCGACGTGAGATTTCGTTACGGCCGCAATGACTTCAGGGGCGGTGAGCACGGCGGCGATCGCCGGCGTGCGGTGCGCGGAGTCTTCGACGACGACGGCCGTCAGCGGACCGCTTCCGCCGGGCCCGGCGTGATCCTCATAATGGCGCAGGAAAACGCCGCCGGCGAAGAGCAGGATCAGCAGGACGGCAAAGGTTTTTTGAGCGGTGGACATGCGAATGATTGCAATTCGGTTTCAGTTCGTCGAGCTTCATGACGCAGCCAACTCAGGCGCTCTTGGCCGGCGTCGCCGGCGTAGTTGCCGAGGCCGCCGGCAGCTTCCAGGCCGTGACCACGCCGCGCAAATACTCGCAGGCCGTGACGGCCTGCGGATCGGCCGAGACGGGCGCCATGCACCGCACGGCGGTCAGCGCGCCGTAGGCGGCCAGCTGCTCGCTGGTGTCGATGGCGCTGACGGCCGTCTTGCCGGCTGCGGACGTGGAGAGATACGTGCTGCCGAAATAGGCCACGATCCAGCCCAAAATCACCAAGGCGACGAGAATCTCAATACATAGGCCAATCGTCTCAAACATAGTGCTATCCGTCTCAGGTTTCAGGGGTTTTGGTTCAGGGAATTTGCCGTCGGCAACGGCAACACTAAAATGCCACCAGTGCGATCCGCCCGTCGTTTGCCAGAGTCCGCGGCCGGCCTTCTGGGCTTCGCGCTGGGCGGCGACCTGGTCTTTTGTGGCCTGGCTCTCGCACTTGGCCAGACCGGCACGCAATTGGGCAATGCCGAGGTCCGCCCCGGCCTCGCCAAAGACCTGGCCCACCAGGGGCCTGCCGAGGATGCCGCGATCTTTGCTTTCCACGCGGATCGTGTTGCCGGCCAGGCTGGCCAGGTTGTCGCGGGACTCCGGGCCCGACGGGTCATTCAGCCCGGGGGCGGCGATGCCGGCGATGAAGACCGGCCTGGTCGATCTGCCGAGCAATCCGGCCTTGGCCTCGATAGTGGCGCCATTGGCGGCGGAGGCCACGCTGAGCACTTCGCTAAAAGTCTTCTCGGCCCGGTGTTCGAGCTTCCAGCAAACCACGAATCCGGCAATGAAGATCGCCAGGACCAACGCGGCATAAAAGCCGGCCTTGCTGCACACGAGGCTGAGAATGGTGGACATTGCTTTGCTAAAGACAGGAGAGATCAGGCCTCGGTCTTTTCCGCCGGCTGATCGTTGCCCGTCTTGGCGGCGCGAATGCGAGTCTTGATCTCGGCGATTTCGCGGTTGAGGGTTTCGGCCTGTTCCTGCAGATCGAGCAGCCGTTGGGCATCCTCGACGATCGTGGCGTTTCGGGCGCGGCCCATAATGAAAGGTCTCAGGGGTTTTCGGAACAAAAAGAAAACTTCCAGGGGACGGATTCGAACCGCCAAAACGCCGCAGCGGTTTCCGGTAATTGGTTTAACCGGCGCTCGTCGGCCTCCCGTCTCATAGCGACGGATTACTTCCAGCCTGCCCCGGCAGCTTATGCTTGGCAGATCGGGGCGGCCCCGACCTGGACCTCAAACCGCTTCGTGGCCGCCGGCTTGAAGAACGTATTGCTGTTGGCAAAGTTGTCCTTCCGCGTGATCGGGCGGCCGTCGGGCAGCACGAGCTTGTTTTCCGGCTGCGCGTCGAGCATGTTGAGGAGCTGCTCTTCGATCTCGTTGACCTCCGTGAAGACGGCCTTGCTCTTGGCCTTGAGCTTCAGGAAGCGATCGATGAGCTGCGATTCAGGGGTGGATTCAACAACGGGAGCTTTGCTGGCTTTCGCCATGGGGGGCTTCTTTCTTAGCAGAGAACACGACTTCTGTCGCAGGCGTGAGACTGACGCGGCAAAGACGCGATCGACGGCAGCGGGATCCAGGGCGGGCAGGTTGGCCATAAGCCAGGTGTTCGGATCGCGCGTCCCCTGGTGCATCGAGAGCGATCCAGGGAGGACGCGCGGCCTAGCCGGCGGCAGTTGGGCGGATACCGTCGGCGACACGTGTTTCGTTACGGAAGTGTCAGAGGCAGAGAGCGGGGAGCATCTTGGATCCGGATGTTAGGACTTTGTCGGAAAGTCCCAAACTGAGAGGCTTGCGGGAACCCGGCGTTTCCGGGTCTAGCGGTCAGGCATGGCCGTCGAAGCGGCAATATACGTCAGACTTCACTAATGCACAAACCCTAGGTCACAGTTGTACACGCGTCAAATCGGATTTTCGGATTTTTTTCCGCGGGGCAAGAAAGCGGGTGCTAAACTGCCGAAATTGCTGGTGTTCCCCCGTTCAGTTCTTCGCCTTCCGCCTCCCTCCTTCGGCCTCTGCGGGATGCTGCCATGTCTGCCGATTCTGCGTCTCTCTCCTCTCGCATCTCTGCGACCATACGCCAATTCGTCCCCGGCAACAAAGAGCAACCGTTTCCGCCGAGCAAATCCACCGCACCGAATCAGCAGGCGACCGCGGCCGCGGCTACCGGCACCAGCAACCCAGGACTTGCCCCGGCGAATCCCCTCCCGCCGGCCGCTGCAAAACCTCCGAAGCCTGCGTCCGCGGCGCCTGCCGTTACATCGTCTGCCGGCGAAGAAATCCAGATCGCCGAGGTCTGGAGCAGGGGAGACAAGTTCGCGCGGGGTGCGCTTGCGAATCCGTCTGCCGGTCCGTCTGGGGTTTCGACTGCGGATCTACCGGCCCGGGTCCCCGTGAAGGGCTACGTCCGCTCTGCCCCGGGTACCGCCGGCGAGAAACCGGTAGAGAAAGAGAAACTTCCCATCACGCGGGAAGCGATTGTCAAGGAGTACGGCAAGAACGAGCGGCAGACCACGCGCCGCATCTTGTTTGTCGGTGGCCTGGTGCATAACTGGATCCTGCGGCAGCCGGACCGTCCGGCGAACGAGCAGCTTGACCGGGCCAGCGCCCTGAAAATCTTGCGGCGGGCCTTGATCGAGGCCCGCTACGATCGCCGCAGCTGCCGCGTCGACCGCGATCTCCGTTGCTACCACGTCGCCAGGCTCTTGGGCGGCGAGGCCGAATCGCTCTCGATTTCCGCGATCCGGGAAATGCAGCCGCTGATCGAGCGGCTCAAGAACGAGGCGGAGCGGTGGCAGCTTGTGCCGGCGTATGCGGAAGCAGCCGGGAACCTCTGGTCTCGCATGCTGCAAGAAAAACTCTCCGGCGACGCCGTGCGGATCGAGGTGGAAAAACTCCTCCATCCGAATCCCTTGCCGCTGGAGAGCCAGCGAAAGAAAAGCCGGCTGAGCAGGCTGCGAAAGACGCTCGCCGAGCTCTCGATCGAGGAGCTCAAGCAGGTGGTTCGCTGGTCGAAGGCCGAACTGGCCAAGTCGCAACCCGGTTCGTCGCCGGCGGCGGCGTGAAATTCACGCGTTATCGGAATGCGATAACAAACACAAAAAGCCCCGTCCGGGCTTTTTTCGTTTTCAGACCTTCGCGAAGGACATGACCCAGACCCAAGGGTTGCCGGAAAACAGCTTTCCGCAGTTTGGGCATTTGCAATCAAGTGGCAACGGCTCGTCATTCATCTTATGCGCTCTTCTCGTGGGCCTGGTCGATCCGGATCCGCCACTTGTCGACAAACTTGCTGGGCATGAAAAGGCAATGCCGGTTGCTCCTGTGCGGCGGATCGTCGAGCACGAAGAGGCAGCCGTTGTATTCCCGACAATCTTCGCACGTGCGGTCCGCCGGCAGGAGCTGCTCCGGCTCGCAGCCCAGGGCTTTGGCCCGAAAAATGTCGGCCGGGGTAAAGAGATTGCTCATGAACCCGTTCCTTCGAAAGCATCGCAGATCAGAAAGCGTTTCGTCCAATCGCCGCGGATCATGCATTTCAGGCCCTTCGTATCGCCGCCGTTGTCATGCACGTTCGCACACCGCAGGCACTCGCCGCACTCGCGGCCAGCCTTGACTTCCTTGTCCGTGGCGGCGCGACGCCGCAGGACGTTCAATCGCGGACCGGGGAGGTCCGATCCGGTCAGCATGCTGCTCATTTGGCCCTCCGTTCCCGGGGCCGAGTCAAACCAGCCAGAAGCGTCGATTCGCCCGAGATATCCTCTGCCAGGCTGCGGAGGAGTGAAGAGAGGTTGTTGCGAAATTCGACCTCCTCCTCGGCCTGGCCCAGATGCAATGCCGCCAGCCGTTGGACGATCGTGGCCACGCCGTGCAATTGCCGCGCATAGCTGCGCGGCCGGCCATGCCAGTAGCCCGGATCGCTGCCGTCTTCAGGTTTTGGTCCGCGGAGGATTTGAAGCCAGTCCTGCGGTTCGCCGATATCGGCCAGGGTGTCGCGACGATGGCCTTTGTCAAAAGATACGACGAAGGTGGCAGTTTTCAATGCCCCTTCGAGCCTGGCTTCGTCTATGTCCGCCGCGGCCTTCTCTTCCCGCTCGGCCTGGTCGATGAGTTCGACGGCCGGACGCTGCTGCGATCGCATCCTAGCCGTTTCTTTCTGCCGCTTAAGATCTTCCGGGGCCGTGAACTCTTCGCGCACCGCCTCGGCCAAAATCTTCGCCGTCGGCACGCGGAGTCCCTCGGCGTTGGGCGTGATCTTGCGGGCGGCACGTCTGAGCACGGCCTGCAGGTCCTGGGTTTCGACGACCGTTTCCAGGGCCCTGAGTTGCGCCTCGTTGGTGATCGAGAGGCTCAACTTGTCGGCAATTGCCGACGCCTTGAGATGCGTGGCCGCGGCCTTGATCCAGCGATAAGCGACGGACCGCTCCAGGTGAAACTCTTCCCAGAGGTACGCCTCGAAGGTCGAGTACCGCTCGCGATAGAGCCGCTGCTCCTGGATCACCGTCAGGGCGTCGCCCATTTCCAGAAACGCTGTCGCGCCCTGCTTGATCGTCTTCTCGCAATGCGAGAGCGTTTTGCGCTCATCGCTGGAAAGCTTCTCCGCCGGCGTGCTGGGGACGTCGATCATGGCCGGCACGTCGGACCGCTTCGCGATCGCCGTGGCCGCGGCGGCTTTCCGCTTCGCTTCCAGGGCCCCGATGATGTCGCATCCCTTCGGGCAGAGGAGCTTGCCGGCGGGCGGTGCGGCTTTCGTGATCCCCTTGGGGAATTTGCGCGTCTTGCGTTCCCGCTCGATGATCCGCTCGATGTCGCGCATGAGGATCTCCGGGTCGGGGCACGAATCGCCGGTGGCGATCGAACGGAAACCGCTCTCGCTGACTGCCGAGCGGAACTCCGGATCGTCCTTGCGGATCTCGTGCAGGTTGATGTCCACGCAGCCGAAACTGATGCCCACGTCGACGGCCGCGATCCTGGCCCAGTAGGAGGCTTGCGACAACTGCGGTCCCGATCCCGGCAGGACCGCCATCCAGCCGGCCGCCTCGAATTCCTTCCGTGCAAGACCGACGCGCTTGGCCCATTCCTGGAACTCGATCGAGGTCTCCTCGCTGTCGAGCTGCGCGGTCCAGAGGTACACGTCCAGCGTGTTCACGCCGCGCTGCCAGAGCCACTTCTTGGCGGCCTCGTCGAGCCCGACCTCGATGATCTTGAACTTGTCGTGAATCGCGGCCGTGCCCGACGGATCGTACGGCTTGGGTTTTGCACCCGGTTTCGGTTTTGGCTTCGTTGCCAACATCGGTTTTCCTTTCGGCTTCAAGAAAATGGGTTTGCTGGGAGGCTTCACGTCGAGGCCTCCCGGAATTTTTCCAGCCGGGCAAGAAATTCCTTTTTCGTGTCGGGCGTGGTGGGATCCGATGGCGGAGCGACAGCCGCCATGGAAACAAGTGCCACCTGGTCGCATTCGGCAACCACCTCCGCGGCAACCACCTCCGCGGCAGCGACGGCCGCGCTGTGCAGGAGCTGCGAAATATGCGAGCGGGCCTCCCCCAGCGTTTCGAACTCAGGATAGCCCTGGCTCTCGGTCAGGCCGTTTCGCAGCGCTGCCACCCAATAGCTCGAAGGATGGTCCGGCCGCTTGCGTTTCGTGACCCGGCTGGCCGAGAGGATCCATTCCCGCGAGAAGAAGCACAAGGCCAGGATCGCTCCACGGGCGAACAGTTGCTTGACCTCCGGATCGCGAGGCCACTTGGCCGGCCAGATGATCCGCCTGGCCTCTTCGGCCAGTTCCCAGATCTCCGCGAACGAAACTTCCCTCCCACAATTGACGTCGTCGACAATTACAGTCAATTGAATCGAGGAACCCGCGGCGCGCGGGCGCACGCGTATAGGACTGTGTGAAATGGGGGTCAGCCGGTGGACTCTCTGTCCATCGCCAGGGACAGGCTGTCCATCGCTAGGGACACAGAGTCCACCGGCAGGGACAGAGAGTCCATCGCCAGGGACAGAGAGTCCACCGGTCCGGCCACCGTGACAGTCGCTCTTGTCACGGAGGTCGGCCGATGGAAGCGGCCGTTCGGAGACGGAACTCCGCACGCCTAAGAGCTGCTGGAGAACGGAACTCCAGCACAAGCGTCCACTATGTGGAAGTTGGCAACCGCGCTCGTCGCGGCGGTCGCGCTCTATTTCAAGTATACGGCGAATCTCCCAGAAATCGAGTGACCTGCGGACGGTCTTTTCTGAGCAGTGGATCCAGGGAGAATCGGCCATTTGGGCCACGGGCAGTTCTACGGCCCGGTCGCATCCGCCGCGGTCGAAGACGTAGCGGAGCACGTGGGCATCGTAAATGCTGGCGTTCATGACCCTTACGAGGTTTCCCAGGGTCGCGAGCCGTTCGGCAAAGATGCCTCCCTCAATGGCGGCGTAATCAAAAAGCGGCTGTTCGTTTGACTTACTCACGCTTGCAATCCTTCGCAGCTTCTAGCGGCTCTTAACCTTCCTGACGCCTGGCCCGATCGGCGAGGTGTTTCTGCATGATGTCGATAAACTCCTGCTGGCACTCGGGGTCGACCTCGATCGGAATGCCTGGCCGCGCTACGGATTCGATCCACAGCCGCCGCGGCAGCGTCGCCGGCGCCCGTTCCATGGGGATCATTTCCAATATCATGAGCAAGGCCTCGCAGCGTTGCGGGTTGACCCAGGTGGTTTCGTTGACCTTCAAAAGCATGGTTTGGTTCCTTCCTTAGTTTCAGTTCGGTAAGCAGATTTTTAGCGTTAGTCCTGGACCCGCTGCTCGCGCTCTTCGGAATCAAGATTTCTCTGGTAGACCACGGCGATCGTCATGTCGCCGCGGTAGTGATGATTGCCGTGCTCCGGATGGACCAGATCGGCGATGCCGTTCTTCGCGCAAAACACTGGCCCACAATAGGCCGCTGCCACGTGCACGCCTGCACAGACGGCGGCGATCGCCGCGGACACGTCGGCCGGCGAACAATCATAGGCCATGCCCTTTTTCAAAATATGGCGGCTTCCCTGCGTATCGCCGATCGCCAGTTGCCGGATCTTTCGCGGCCGGGCGGATAGCGGCAACGAGGCGATGCGCACTAAGATCACGTCGCCCTGGTGGGCCACGGTGCCGACGGGAAAATCAGCCTCGGTGAAAGTCCGCGGCGAATCGTTGACGATGGCTTCGGACTGTGAAAGTTTGGTACTTATAGCGGTCAACATGAACTATCTCTCCTCGAAAAAGAACTAACTACGGTGAATTGCAAAACGATCGAGGCCACTGGAAAGCCAGTTTTGGGCCTCCTGGCAGTTGCTCACTTCGCGCGGCACGCCAAGCACGTAACGGCGGCCGGTAGACGGATCGGCACAGACAAAACGATGCTGGCCGTCACGGGTCTTGAATAGACGTTCGCTTTGTGCGTCGCGATCGTTGCGACGCTCGTCGACGAGTTCCGCTTGGCTGGAGTGCAAGTATTTTTCCCATCCGAACTGTTCGATCAGCGTTCGCTTGACTTCCTGGTTTTGTTCCTGATCGATCTCGGTGACTGTAATCCAGTCCGGGCGCATGACGGCGTAAGCCGGCACCAGTACGCCATGCAGAAAATAGAGGTTCTCGACTTCGTTGGCGCATGCTGGACCGTCGACACAGTGCAGCCGGAGAGCGGCATCCTTTCGGATCGTTGGCTTGCGAACCCAATACAGCGTCTCATCGGTCCATACGACCATCCATGCGCCATTTGAGAACATTTCATAAACCGGCAGAGACCAAGAGAGGACGGACGGCTTTTGAAGTTGTGCGGCCCCAATCGCGTGGCATGCGATCCATGAAAGTTCCGACAAATACCACCAGCCATAACGCAACAGGACCCAATTTCCGAACTCGCGCAGCAGAATAGCGGCGCCGGCGCGGTCGGCGATGGTGTCGCGGGCGTCGCGGGCGTCGCGGGCGTCGAGGGCGTCGAGGGCGGCGCGGGCGGCGAGGGCGGCGAGGGCGTCGAGGGCGGCGCGGGCGTCGCGGGCGTCGCGGGCGTCGAGGGCGTCGAGGGCGTCGAGGGCGGCGCGGGCGGCGCGGGCGGCGAGGGCGGCGCGGGCGTCGAGGGCGGCGAGGGCGGCGCGGGCGTCGAGGGCGGC